CGGGTTACAAAGCAGGAGTGGAGCGACGACTACCTCGACCGGACCATCAGCGAGGTGAACCTGTCCCGAGGTGACGTGAGCATCGTGTCATTCGGTGCAAACCCGACGACGGTGGCCGCCCTGCGCGCCGCCCTCGCCGACGAGGACGTGCGGGCGCAACTGTTCGCCGAACTTGATGAGCAGCGGGTCCTGACCACAGCGACCAGCGACGAGGCCGAGGCCGACGAGGTTGAGGCTGCACCTGTTGAGGTCGTTGACGACCCGCTGCCGCCCGCCGCTGAGGCCGACGTCGACGAGCTCGACGACGGCGACGATGAGGAGCGTGGTGAGGGGTTGACGGGTTCTGTCCCGGCCATGACCTACCATTTGACTCAACTGGTTGACCGGCGACTGCCGGCTTGACCAAACAACCTGCCCGTCCCTAACCCGGCGCCCGAGGCGCTGCGTGCATACCAGCAGGCAACCCATAGACACGCCACACCGTGACTCTTAGGAGAGCCTGATATGCACGAGTACCTCGAATCCCTCGTCGAGGCCCGCCAGAAGGCGTGGCACGAGGCGAAGGCCCTGATGACCCGGGCCACTGATGAAAAGCGTGAGCTGGACGGCGAAGAGCAGGCCCAGCTTGACCGCATCTGGTCAGACATTGACGCCAAGGATGTCCAGATCAAGGACATCACCGCACGCGCCCAGTCCGAGCGTGAGACCGACATCGCCCGTGAGGCGTACGCCGATCTCGTCCGCCCGGTCGAGGCGCCTGTCGTCGACGCTGTCGACGCCTTCCTGCGTGGCCAGACCAGCGCCCGTTTCATCGACATCGACATCCGCAAGGCGGCCGCTGAGAAGCGTGCCATCCGTGCAGGCGCCGGCGTCAAGGAACTGCGTGACCTGAGCACGACGGCTGCGGCTGGTGGCAACACCATCCCGACGTCGTTTGAGCGCACCCTGTACGACTTCCTCGAGACGGTTTCTGGCGTTCGCCAGATCGCTCAGGTCATCACCACCACGGGTGGCGAGAACCTGGACCTCCCGAGGGTTGCGTCGCACGGCACCGCCGCCATCGTCGGCGAAGGCACCGCTATTGCCGAGGCTGACCCCAGCTTCGCCAAGGTGACCCTCGGCGCTTGGAAGTTCGGCCAGCTGTTGCAGATGAGCGCCGAGCTCCTCCAGGACAGCGGCGTCGACATCGTCGGCTTCGCTGCGGCGGACATGGGCCGTGCACTCGGTCGGGCGACCGGCGCTGCGTACGCAACCGGCACCGGCTCCAACCAGCCGCAGGGCGTGATGACCTCCATCGGCACCGGCGTGACCGGCGGGACTGGCGTGGCGGGCGTGCCCACCATTGCCAACCTCACCGACCTCGTCTACAGCCTCGGCGATCCCGGCTACCGGGCCAACGCATCCTTCCTCATGCGGGATGCGACGGCAGGGAAGATCCGCAACCTGGTGAACACCAGCGGCGACTTCCTGTGGCAGCCCTCAGTGCAGGCCGGTCAGCCCGACCGTCTGCTCGGGTTCCCGGTCGTTACCGACCCGAACATCGCCGCTACGGCGGTCAACGCCAACAGCGTTGCGTTCGGTGACTTCCAGGCAGGGTTCGTCATCCGTGACGCCGGCTCGATCCGCATCGACCGGAGCGATGACTTCGCCTTCAGTGCGGACTTGGCGACGTGGCGTGCGGTTCTCCGCACCGACTCGGACCTCCGAGATGCCAACGCCATCAAGTTGTACCGGGGCGGCACCGCCTGACCCTGGCACAAGGGAGCGCTGACCCGGCCGGTTTCGTGGCGTCCGGCCGGGTCAGCAGTCTCCATTTCTAGTCACGACCAGCCACGCAGGAGAGCCACATGCCACTCGTGTCCTACCCCGGGCAAGACGTCGCCGACCTCGAGGCCGCTGTCGCCTCGGTCGAGAAGGGCAAGGGCAAGGTCACCCAAGTCGTCGGCAAGATGGCCGGCCGCTGGTACCTGCTCATCGAATCGCCGCCCACCCGCAAGGCGCCAGCCAAGGCTGCTGCACCTCGCGAGACAAGGGGCAAGGCGTGAGCCGCCCGATCCATGTGGTGGGCAATGCGCCCTACGTCGGCACCGGGTACGGCCAGCAGATCGACCAGCTGACCCGCCTGCTGCTCGCTGACGAGTACGACGTGGCCGTGACGTGCAACTACGGGTTGCAGTCGGCCAAGTTGGAATGGAACGGCCTGACCCTGTACCCGGCCGGGTACGACGTGTGGGGCAACGACGTCATCGCCGGCAACGTCCGGGGCCACTTCGCCGGACGTCGAGGCTGGGTGCTCACCCTGTTCGACGTGTGGGTGGCGAAGGGTCCGTCGTGGGGCGAGATGAACGTGGCGTCGTGGGTGCCCGTCGACCACATCCCGACCCCACCCAAGGTCATGGACTTCTTCACCCGGTACAAGGCGCAACCCATCGCCATGTCCGAGTTCGGCAAACGGCAGTTGGAACTGTCGGGCCTTGAGCCGATGTACGCCCCGCACGGCATCGACACCGACATCTTCCGGCCCGGCATCACCGAGTGCAACGGCGTGACCCCACGCCAGATGCTCGACATCCCCGACGACGTGTTCGTGGTCGGCATGGTCGCAGCGAACAAGGGCATGTACCCGCCACGCAAAGCGTTTCCGCAGGCCCTGTTGGGGTTCGCCCAGTTTCACCGGAAGCATCCCGACTCGGTGCTGGTGCTGCACACCGAGCGCTACGGCATGGCCGACGGGTTGGAGCTGGGGCGCCTGGCAGAAGCGTGCGGCATCCCCGACGACAAGGTCATCTTCACCGACCAGTACGCCTACCGGGTGGGCCTGCCAAACGACGTCATGGCCGCCGTCTACAACGCCTTTGACGTCCTGTTGGCGCCGTCGATGGGGGAGGGGTTCGGCATCCCGGTCATCGAGGCGCAGGCGTGCGGCGTGCCGGTCGTCGTCAGCGACTTCAGCGCTCAACCCGAACTGGTCGGCTCGGGCTGGCTGGTCGACGGGTTCCCGTTTTGGGACGAGGCCCAACTGGCGTGGCTGCACTATCCGAACCCGTACACCATCGCCGAGGCGCTGGGTGAGGCGTACAAGGGCGAGGGGCGGCCAGATAACGCCCGGCGTCATGCCCTCGCCTACGACCACCGGGCCGTGTACGACAGCCACTGGCGCCCGATCCTTGACGAGTTGGCCCGGCGCATCGAGGTGCCCGACGTCGACGTGCAACCCGTGGACATCTCGGCGCTGTGATCCCTCGCATCCTGCACCGGGTCGTGCCGCTCGAGGTGCCGCCACTGTTCGACGAGTGGTGGGGGCAATGGAAAGCGCTGCACCGTGGCTGGGGCTACGCCACCTGGCGGGACCCGCTGAACCCTGACGAGTGGGAACTGGGGCCGCTGTTTGAGCGGTGCGCCACCGGCGCCCAACTGGCCGGGCTGGTGCGCCTTGAGGCCGTGTGGCGCATGGGCGGCGTGTACGTCGACATGGACATGGAGCCGCAGCTGCCCATCGACGACCTGTTGGACAACGCCTGTTTCATCGGCACCGAGGACGGCGCCATTCTCACCGACGCCATGTTCGGCGCCACCCGCAACCACCCAGGCATCCGGGCGTGCATGGACCGGCTACTCAACGGCTACTGGTCCGACAACCCGTCAGACACCGGGCCAAGGCTCACCACCGACGTGCTGCGTGGCCGCAGCGACGTGACCGTGCTGGACCGTGAGGCGTTCTACCCGTACTCCTGGGAGGAGCCGCACCTGGCCGCTGAGGCGTTCCCGAACTCGTACGCCATCCACCGCTGGAACCACTCATGGAAGGACTGGCAGGCATGAAGGTCGTGGCCGGGATGCTCACCTACAACGCTGTCACCTACGGCCGGCTCGAACTGGCCAGGGCGTGCGCCCGCAGCCTCGCCGCCGAGGCCGACGAGCTGATCGTGTGGGACAACGGCAGCACCGACACCACCACCAAGTGGGTGGAATCCATCGGGGGGCACCTCTACGACAGCCCGGACGGCGTGACGACCTGCGGTCGGGGCATGAACATGCTGGGCTCGGCGTGCGCCGCTCGAGGCGACGTGGTCGTGCTCACCAGCGACGACATGTTCTGGCGGCCCGGCTGGCGTGAGGTGCTCACCGACTTCTGGACCGCAGCGCACCCCAAGGTCATCCTGCTGTCGGGCCTGTTGGAACCCGACTACCCGTGGTCGACGCCGGTGGGTGGGTACACCGCAGGCAACACCACCGCCCTGCTGCGCCCCTCGCTGCCCGGGTCGGGCTGGACGTTCCGCAGCCGGGACTGGCCGACCATCGGCCCGGTGCCTGAAACCCGCGGCCACGACGACGTCCCGACGTGCGAACGCTTGGTGCGGGACGGGTGGCTGCTGGCCGCCGTCGACATCGCCGACCACTGGGGCGAGGAGGTGTCGACGTGGGGCAACCAGTCGGCGCTGTACGCCAAGCCGCTCGACACCAAAGGGGTCAGGGTCACGTCGCTGGGTGGTGAAGGGTGACGGTGGCGTTGCGGCACGGCGACTGTCTGGAGGTTTTGGCGTCAATGCCTGACGCCAGCGTGGATAGCGTGGTTACGGACCCGCCGTACCTCATCGGGTTTATGGGCAAGGGCTGGGACGCCGCTGATGGCATCGCCGGGCAGCCTGAGGTGTGGGCCGAGTGTCTGCGGGTGCTCAAGCCGGGCGGCCACCTGCTCGCTTTCGGTGCTACCCGTACCTACCACCGTATGACCGTGGCCATCGAGGACGCTGGGTTCGACATACGGGACAGCCTGCATTGGGTGTACGGGTCCGGGTTCCCGAAGTCGCTGGACGTGTCCAAGGCGATCGACAAGGCGGCTGGGGCCGAGCGGGAAGTGGTGGGCATGCGGAGCACCCACCACGAGCGTCCGATAACAGACAAGTGGGATCGGTCGCTGAACCGCAGCGAGCCGGGTAACCCTTTCGGAGATAACCCGCTGGTAGTCAACATCACCGCCCCCGCCACCGACGCCGCCCGCCAGTGGTCCGGCTGGGGAACGGCCCTGAAGCCGGCATACGAGCCAGTGATCGTGGCCCGCAAGCCGCTCGTCGGCACCGTCGCCGACAACGTGCTGACGCATGGCACGGGGGCGATCAACGTGGATGGGTGCAGGGTGGGGACGGAAACCATACAGACGAACCGCTACACGCCGGGCCGCGACATGACTTCTTTCCACGGGTCGCAGGCTGGCAACGAATACACGAGCAGCACACACGCCGGCCGCTGGCCCGCG